CTCCCTTCAATGGACCGCGTTTCGGCGGCATACGTGTCCCTTAGGCCACGCCCATCCATCCTCTCTTGATTTTCGTAGAGAGAGGAACAACTACGAACGATGGGTCACCGTACGGAGGCATGAGAATGTCACGCAACGCACGGGGCCAGCCGTCGAGTACACTTTTCTTTCGCCTAGATGAAAGGCTAGGTAGAAAGTACTCGACCCGCTGGTAATTTCTGTTGAATCGCCTCCGATGCCTATGCATATTTAATGCTTCGGCACGGAGAGGCGAATCCACGACCCGACAAGGGAAGGAGGCGCGAGAGGTTCCATACGGGAGTTTCCCATACAGATTCTCGAGCGCTTCGAATATCGCGTCGCTGACTTTCGTATATCCACTAGATGCCATTTCATTGGCAAGGGCAGTATACGAAAGCAGAGCAGATCCATCGTAGATCTGATTCGACCACGGAGTCCTCAAGCGAAGAGGTGTGACGGGATGCCCTTTATAAGCATCCATTCCACACGACTCGCGAAAGAATCCCGTGATACAAGACTTATCAATGTTGACCTTTAGGCCAACAGCTTCTAAGCCTTGTATGCTAAGCGCAGCCCATTCTACAGGGACGATTATATCGTCTCCGTAGACGAAAATGCGCCTTCCCACATTCTCTAGTGGCATATTTTTACCGTTAATTACCGCAGAGACAACCACTACCCAAAAGATATACGCTTCTACAGGAAAGCATAAAGCTGAACCCATAGGAGCATATTTATTAAGGGTAATGACTCTACCATCTGGTAGCTTAGTCTCCGTCGTCCGACAGGCTTCTAATGCTCGGAGTAGTTCAGGAGTGCGTTCAAACACTCTACGAACAAGTTCGAGTGAAACCCTGTCTGACGCATCTTTGAGATCAAGGGTAGCAAAGCGTTGACTAGCAGAGCTAGTCTGAGCAAGGCCACGATTGATTTCTTGACGCGTGAAGTTGATGTGGTGTCTTGTGTACGTCGAAACGAACTCAAGATACTCCGCCAGCTTCCGACCCAAACCCTGTTGAATCCATTGGTATTCCAATGGTTCACAGGAGATGAGTCGCGGACCGCGGGAATCTTTTGGAACGAGTACCACCTTTGCACAACCGCTTTCGAGGCGGCGCAAAGAACGATACCAGTCCAATCGATCGGTAAGTTCACGAACCCCTCCCACAATGTAATAATTGTAGTAGGGGTACACCTGGTGTATAGCATTGTAGAGTCTGGAGAAAATCCATTTCTCTTCAAGCTGTTCACCGGTAGCCACTGCTCCTGGACCATGTCGCGGTTGAATTTCTTTATGGTCGAAACCATCAAAGACCTTCCTCGTGATAATCTTTGCCAGAGATAATATATCAAGGGCAAGAGGATCATCAGAGACTGCAAGACCCGCATCGGTAGCGACAAACTCATCGATAACTCGTGAGTTGTCATCTTCCGAATACGGAGTCTCGAGTTTATACGCGAAATAGAGTACCTGTCGGATATGCCTTACGGCCCCGATCGGTGCTACGTCCAGAAGAAAACCATGAGTGTCAAAACACATCTTAAAGTACGCCTGCAGAAATGCGGGTATACTTGCGGACCAATGGGAACGTTTAAATCCCAGTGGGGCGTTGAAGATGCCACTCACCAATGCTCGATCAAAGGCTTTTCCCAGTAATGGGAGAGTCTTGGTCAAGAAGGCGAGGCCTTCGTTAGATACTCGAGTATGTAAATACTCGAGATCCCTAACGAGGGACAATTGTTCTGACATTACGGTTTCGAGAGGATCGCTCCGAATCAACTGTGCATGCAGGCGGAGATAAAACTCCACTTGGCTCTTCCGGTGTCCCTTTTTCAAGGTGATACCTCCAAGACCAATAGCTTGCACCGCAGCTGACCATGACCGCGAGTAGCTCTA